TGCCCGTGGACACAAGCAGGCCGCGAATCGTTGTGGCCAGAGCAACCGTGCTGGCTGCGGCCTGCTTGGCGGCACCCGAATACACAAAGGCTGCGGAGGCCGCAGATCCGAATGCCTGGGCCAACTGCGTCACGGCGGTTGCAATCGCCTGCCGGTTGATAAAAGCCAAGTAGCCGCCAATCGCTGGCAATAGGTTCTGGGCGAGCGGGACCGCGACGCGGCCGACGAACGCCAAGGCGTTGCCTACGTCTTCAAGCAAAGCGGCAAGCGTCCGTGCCGCCTCAGGAACGTCAATGCTCTGCACGAACTTGATGAAGTTGTCGGTGCCTTGCGTTAAAGCCGGCTGCAACTGCGTCAGGATGCGTCCCGCAAGTTCCTGCATAGCCTGGCCGGCGAGCCCAAACGAGTCGCCGATGGCGTCGATCTTGTCGGGGTTGATGCCGTTGACGCCGTCGCGGAATCCGCCTAGGAACGTCTGGGCCGTCTTGAGGTTCTCAGGCAACTCACGAAACGTCGGCAGGAGCAGGGCACCGCTCTTGCCAAAGATGGCGACGGCAGCCGCTGCACGCTGGGCAGGATTCTCAATGCCGTTGATCGCCGTGGCAATCGCCTGGAACTGCTGCGTGCTCGTCTGTGTGGCCAGGTCATCCACAGACAGCCCAAGGGCGGACAGGGCCTTCGTGGCTTCCTTGCTACCACCAGCCGCGTTCGTGATCGTCACCTGCGCCCTGGTGAACGCCTTGGCAAGTTCCTCGCTCGATGCACCGGACAAGTCGGCCGCCACCTGCAGCGTCCGCAATTCTTGGTACGAAACGCCCAGGCTCGCGGCCAGCTGCCGCGTGTTGTCGATGGCGTTGAGCGCACCGCTCGTGAACGCCTGGAACGTGTTGGCAATCGAAGAGATGCCGCTGATGAACGCCTTGGAAATCTCCAGCGTCTTCAGCGTCGAAACATCACGGGCCGTCTGCTTGGCGGCGTAGCCCAGCTTCTGCAATTCCACGACGCCGGCGTTGATGCCCTGGGCCATGCCCACGGCAGATGCCGACAACTGAAATCCAATTCCAAGGGTTGCCATGTTTCACTTTTGGCCGAGGTCGGCCGCCATCTGCTTGAGCGTCTCTGCAATCTGCGTCGGGTGCTGCGGGGCGTGGCCTTCGATTGGGATGAAGTCTTGAGCGTCGGGGACTTTGTTTTTGCAGTAGGGAGCCAGGACTGAACTTGCCAGCATTCCCGTCTGTAGCCACGGGTTATCCAGCGGGCGAAACCATCGGCTGTAGGCGATCCAGTACGAGAACTCCCGAGAGTCCATCGCGTCGATTTCGGCTACGGTCTTCTTGAGGTGCGAGGCCAGGTCGAACTTGAATCGCAAGCTCGGCCTGGCGTTCATTCCCCCGCCAGTTTCTCAATCTCCTCCTCGGTCAATGCGTTGTGCTTCAAGGCCGCCTTCCACAGTCCGTGGATCTGATCGACGCTCTTGCGACGCAGGGCCGCCACGCCTTCGTCACCGGGAAACAGCAGCACGCCCTTGTCATCACACAGGCAGCGGGCGAGCAGCTCAGAGCGAAAGTCGGGGATCACCGGCACGGCCTTGGACTGTGCCTCGAGCAGCTTCACTTCGTAGCTGTCCCGGTCGCCCACGGTCATCAACCGCACGCACACCTCGCCGCCCCACGCCGGCACCTTGATGATCTTGGCGTCGCTGGCCTGCTCGATCTGATCTCGCGTCAATACTGCCATGGTTCACCCGTCGAGGAGTTTGAGCGTCACGGTGTAACGGGTTACGCCGTTCACTTCCGGCGCGACGCTCAAGCCCTCATAGACTGCCTTGCACGTCAAGTTTGCACCGCCGCCTGTGATCGTCAGATCGTTTCGCACCCCATAGCTGGCGGTTGTAATGCCAGCCGTGCCGAGGCATGTGAGAGACACACTGCCTACATCGTCAGTCCAGGCAACGCTGCGGCCTTTAGGCAAGGCACCGCCGTACGTCCAAGAAAGGTCAGTGACCTCGGTAAACGTAGTGCTGCCGAAGGTAGCCGTGATCCCAGTGCTGTACGTGGCCACGGAACCCTCCGTGGCTCAAGCCAACTGGAACTCGGCCGAACCACGGATGGCGTCGTTCACCGTCAGCGTGACAGAAGACGAGTTGCAGGTCGCAGTCGCCGAGACGCTGATGCCGCCAGTGATCGCCAGCGTGCCCGTCGTGTTCTGAGCGATGACGCTGGTGCCGATGTACTCGATGCTGACGCTCTTGCCTGTGTCGCCGCCCTGCGTGCCAATCAGCGGTCGAGCAATCGAAAGAACGCTGGCCCCTGTGGTCTGGCCGAGGTGCGAGATGTCGATGTTGTCGGCCCCGCCGCCGGTGGCACCGATCGTGTAGGTAATGCTCGTGACGGTGTAGTTCACGCCAGCGAAAGAAAACGTCGTGCCGGAACCGGAATGCGGGGTCGTGGCCATTCGTCAGCTCTCCTGCCAGCGGATGTCGTAGGTCTGCGTGATCTGATACGCCGGTGGCATCTCGGCACCACCGAGTGAAACGAAGTCGTCGGATTCGTTCTCCAACGACACCTGATCCACAACCGTATTTTCCGACTGCCCACCGTATCCATCCAGAACCACACGCATGGCGTCTGCCACCTCGCGGGTCTGGTCATACGTGACGCCGTACACCTGATATTCCAGGGTGACACGGGGCATGCCCATCGGGTTTCGCAGCGTCTGCTCTCGCTGGATGCCGGTACGCCGCCAGGTGACAAACGGCAGTGACGCCGACGCCGGGGCGAGCACCGGGTAGATGCGTGAACTCACGAGCGACGTGACGGCCGTGCTGCTGACCAGGGCTGTACGCAGGACGGCTTCTGGCGATTTCATAGGCCGAAGTCTCCGTATTTCTTCTGGGTTGCACGGATCGCTGCCGTCAGTGCCTTGCGCATCTCCACGTCTAAGATGCTCTGCATCTGGCTCTGCGTGGACTGAAAGGCCCGCGTCAGCGGCCTACGGGCCGGGCTTCCACGAACAGTGCCGGTGGCGATGAAGTCCACGGGGTAGCGACGTTGCCCAGGCCGGAAGAACGGGCCTCGCGTCTTGAACGACGACAGCACGCCGCTACGGTTGTCGGAAACCTTCTGCCGGGATTCCAGTCTTGTGCGAATTCGGCCGCCCAAAATGACGCGACCGCGCCGAATAGTTTTAGTTTTGAAGCCCGGCGTCCTGGCCTTGGTGCCGTACTCCACGAGGTGCGAGTGGTAAGCCCGATTCGGCCCCTTAAGCACTGTGCCGCCGATGAAGGCTGGCGTGGCACCCTTCTGGCTCTTGCTGTTCACCGGGCGACGAAAGCCGACCACCACCACACCCACTGGCAGCTTCGCCTTGTTGTTCGTGTACTTCCGCGTCACCTGGCTGACGCTCGCCAGCAGGTTGCCGGTGACTTCGCCGAGGGCGGCGACGTTCTTCCGCAACGCTTCCTGGCCTGGCTTCGCCGCTTTCTTGAGGGCACGCAGCTGGTACTTCGTGCTGATGTCTCGCGGCAGCTTCTTGAGCTCGGCCGCCACGTCTTCGAGCGGCTCCAGTGCAAACAGGGCTTTCGCCTTCTTGCCCTTGCCAAGCGCCAACTTGATAAGCGGCGACTGATTGCCGCCGGCAAAGACGCTCGCCATTACGGGATCGTCTCCTGGCAGATGATCTCGTGCTCGCTGCGGTTGCCACGCTCGAGCAGGCTGACAATCTCCAGCGTCCGGGTCCGCCAGGCGAACCGCATGTTCTGCGTCAGCCCCGGCAGGTAACGCATCCGCACGCGATGCGTGACGCCGATCTCTTGCTGTCCCAGCCCCAGCGACTCGCGTGCACTCACACCTTCCACGCTCGCCCACACGGCGGACGAGTTGCTCCACGAAAGCACCTGCTCGCCGAGGGCGTTCGTCGTGCCGCTGGCAATCTGAACCGTGACACGCTCGCGGAGCCGGCCGGCGTCGATCATCGGTAAGAGCCCCAGCGTTGCGAGTCGAGCAGGGACTTCACGCCGAACTCGACTTCCTTGGAAATACTGCCCATCACAACGCCGCTGCGGGCACCGTCGTACCAGTGGCCCACCAACATCAGGATCGCGTGCCGAATCGCCGCCGGCACACTCGTGCCGCTCGCCCCGTACCCGCCCCACCACGTAACGCTGATGGCGTTGTCATCCCGCAGATGCGGCGGCCACGTCTGGCCGTAGAGCGTCTTCACGGTGCCAGGCGTGCCGGCCCGGTCCACGCGGTAGCTCGCCGTCGAGTAGGTGGACGTAGTGCCGTTCTCAAACGTGAACGTCAGAGCCACCGCCGTGGCCGTGCCAGCGGCAGCCATTGGCGGGCGTGGCAGTTCGATGTCGTGCGTCCCGTCCGGAGGGAACGTGTCGAACCGCACCAACCACTGCGTATGCACCAGCGTGCGGTCAAGATACTCTTCGCACCACTCACGGGCCGCAGCGATCAGCGTGCCGATGTAGGTGTCATCGTCGCTGGTATCGACCCGCAGGTGGGCCTTGGCCTCGGCGAGCGTGACGGGCTCAACCGCTGGCGGCGTCTGACGAGTCAGGCTTCTGTATTGCACGGCGTCCTCGTCTCCTGGGCGTGGCGTCTGCCGTCTCGGCGTCGTGCTCGATGGCGGCCGTC